GATGTGCTACCGCTCGTTGTAGCTACGCAGGGTAGTTACGACGAGGAGGGCAACGAGCTGGTCGCACCCACGTATGTGGACGGTTATCACGTCAATGTCCGTGCGCTTGAGGGTGAGGACGGTGACACTCTCGCTGCTTATGCTGTAACGCCAGCGCCTAACACTCCAGCTAGGGTATGGGCCTAACCTCAAACAGCGGGGAGGTAGGGATGATTACGATGGATGACTTTAAAGTTGGATTTGCAGCTGTAGCTGGATTGTTCAACTGGGCAGCTAACATTGACGTTGTGTTGCAGCTACTGATCAGCATCGCATCTCTCGCCTACATCTGTTTGAAGATCCGAGAAATCCTGAGACGATACTAATATGGCTAAAAAGTCGCCTAAAGCTACGATGAAGTGCGGGGAGGTCAGGCCGTCCACCAGACCCGGTAAGAAGATTATGAAGCTGTATTGCGTGGATGGCGGTAAGAAGCTGGTTCACGCTGGAGCTACAGGCTACGGCAACAACTACAGTGACGCAGCTAGGAAGAGCTTTAAAGCTAGGCATAAGTGCGACTCAGCTAAGCCGGGGACAGCTAGGCACTTAGCCTGCACAGAACTGTGGACTAAGGGTGGCAGAGCTACCTCCAGTCCTAAATCACGTAAGGGTAAATACTAATATGCACAACGGTAAGAAATGCGGCTGCGGCGGCACTAAGAAGATGTCTGCGAAGAAGAGCGGGAAGAAATCGGGCGGGAAAAAGTCCGGTAAAAAATACTGATATGGTTAAAACAAAAACATTCTGGGCCTCACTCACCGCCATACTGGGCGCTGTTGGAGGTTTTTTCACTGGAGATCTGGCGCTAGCTGAGATGCTCCAGCTAATCGTTACCAGCACACTGGCACTGTTCATACGCCACGGCGTTCAGAAGGCTGAGGTAGCCGCCGAGAAGAAACCAGCTGGCAACTACGCTAGTGGTAGTGGCAGCTACAGCTACCGCCAGCAGTGATTAGCTGGTTTAAACTAATCAAGCAGCTGCTTGGGGCGATACCTGTCCTCAAGCAGCTTTTTGCATTTCTATGGCAGGAGTCCAAAAATGTTCACGCTGATAAACGAAGACAGTCTAAGGATGACGAAGTGGATCGGCTTATTGCTGATGCTCTGGCTGATCCAGACGGGTTGCGTAACCACGAAGCTGGCCAACAGCGCAGCACTGATTGAGCGCCACCCTCTGGGGTTTCGGCACGCTGTGAATGCCAGCCCAGAGGCTACGGAGTTTGTCCGTGACGCACTGAAGACCATCAATCAACTCGAATCAACGATAGAAGCGCACTAGCTATGGCGTCTAAGAAACCAAAACCCACCAACCCCAGCCTGTATGCCAGCTGTAAAGCTCAGGCTAAGAAAAAATACAAAGTCTATCCAAGCGCATACGCCAACGGCTGGCTGGTTCAATGCTATAAGAAGAAGGGCGGCAAGTATGCCTAAGCCAATGCAGGGTCTAGCTAGGTGGTTTGCTGAAGAGTGGATTGATGTTCGCACCGGCAAGCCGTGCGGGAGGCAGAAGGGGGAGAGCAGGGGAACGCCCTACTGTCGCCCGAAGAAGCGGGTCAACAGTAAGACCCCTAAGACAGCTGGCGAGATGAGCGCAGCTGAGAAGAGAAAGAAGATCTCCGAGAAGAAGCGTCTGGGCCAACCGGCTGGCAAGCCCAGACGTGTCAGCCCTGCTAAGCGGAAGTAGTAGCTTTGTAGCTAGACAGTGATGGAGCCACTACCTTCGCTCCCTTCGCGTAGACGCGATGTATTGCCGAGCTGTTGTGGCCCAGTGCCACCATCGCCAGACGTTCTGGCATCCCTAGCTCGAACGCTCTCTCAGCCCACGCGTAGCGGTAGCTGTGGAGTGTCACACCCTCTATCCCCAGACGCTTGCACGCTCTGCGGAAGATCGACGCTCTGTCTTTACTGTGTAGTCGCTGGATATTGGGAAGAATGAATCCGCTTTTCCTGCCAGCGATGGCTGAGTCGAGCAGTCTCCTTAGTTCTGGGCTGATGGCTTGAGCTGCACGCTGACCTGTTTTCATTCGGTTGTAGATGATCTCGTTCTGTCCTAGCAGTTCGATCTGGAAGGATGCGGCATCTGACTGGGCAGCGCCCGTTTCCCACAGGATCTCTAGGTAGATCCTCCACCTAATACTGTGAATGTTAGATTGCAACCTGCGATGTTCCTCCTCCGTGATTCCACGCTTGGGTTTACGGACTATCTTAGGCCAGTATTTCTTAGGCAGCACAACGTGGGATCGGATGCCCAGTTCGATGGCTAGTGACTGGAGGCTGGCGAGGTATTGCTGGGTCATTTGACCCCCGGCTTCCATCAGCTCCAGAAAGTCTGTGCCTGTGGTATTGTCGATGCGGGTTTGCTTCAGCTTGTTCCAGCGTTTCTTACTGAACTCGTGAAGTTTGCGCTGCTTTGTCGGGGCTTTGCCCGTGCTAGCGTAGATGGAGATCAAGCGATCCCAAGTTTGTTCGGTGTTCATAGCGGTTCATAGGTTGTTTTTTGTTGCAACAACAGAACCAACCGGAGTAATTTCTCACCGCCTAATACGTGAGGTTCCTGTAACTTCGACCTTCCTCAAGCACGCTTAGCTCAGTGGTAGAGCACTGCCTTCACACGGCAGGAGTCGCTGGTTCGAACCCCACAATTAGGCTCAGAGAGCCACCTCAGTTGTTCCGTTGGAAATTCTCTGGTTGTTAAAAACTTGATGGGGGCTTGGACAGGTATTGTCCCACCATCACAACTAGGATAAAATCATAATGACAGACATTGAGTTCAGCGAGTATACGCCAATCACTTTGCCTTACGAGACTTCCCAGAAGCTCCGCCTGCTTTCGCAGGCTGCGGGAATGGGTCCGTCTGAATACTTAAATTCCCAGCTTCCTTCTGGATTGCGTGTTCCTGCTCAATCCAGTGATTTATCAAGTCAGTCTTTGTGTAACGACTGACACGGCTGAGTTCTTCAAGTTTAGCGATTACGTCCTTATGCAAATAGAATGTCTGCGACTTCTTATTTGGGTTACGTCTTTTGTTGCTGTCTTTTTCTGGCATAACAAATTCGGTTCAGCCCAAGCCAAACCAACTACTTCAAAAAGTTTTTAATCCCGTGTTGCAAATTTTTACAACATTTTTCTTTACCACTGTGTAACTACACAATACAACATAGCCAGAACGTGACCACGCAACACAACGCTCCCAACCGACGATACAAAACAATAGCCGTAAACCACTCAGCGCACACACAGCTCACACGTTACTGCCTTAAGAACGGACTGAAGATTGGGCCAGTGGTAAGCAGGTGGATACAGGAGAAAATTAAGGAATCCAATGAGGGATGAGGAAATTAGGGATCTGATCCGGTCTGAGTTTGACCGTGAGTTTACCAAAAAATTTAACGCTGGAATCCGTGAGCACAACCCAGATGGCACGAGGGGACTTTGGAGGATGGAGGTTCCAGCACTCATAGCGGCAGTGAAGGAGGAGGTTCACGATTTGTTGGCCTACATCACTGTGATTGAGAAGAGGCTCTTAGCCGCTGAAGCGGCTCAGGAAATGATAACGAAAAAAACAAAGTAAATGAAGGAGAACGATATGTTCCTAACCGCAGAAGACACTGCAACAGCACCTAAGAAAGACTTCACCCCACATCCTAAAGGCCCGTGTAAGGGCGTATGTGTGGAGGTGGTCACAATCAATAAGAAGACTGGGCTACCGTTCAGTAAGACGACCAAAGAGGGTGAGACCAAGCAGCAGATCATTCTGGTTTTTCAGACTGATAAGATGGTCGAGGTAGAGGAGGGGAAGAAGGAGCACTGCGTTCATTGGGAGTGGTTCAACATTCCTCAGACGATAGCTAACGAGAACGGGAAGCTGCATAAGTTCTTCCGAGACTGGGAAGTGCCTATCAAAAACTACCCTACTCAGGATTCATTCGAGGAAGAGGTTGTTGGTAAACCTGCCTATTTAGTGTTCACCCACAACAAGTCCACCGATGGAACCAAGATTTACAGCAATCTCACCAGCTGCACCGCGGTGGAAGATCCCGCCGAGGCGTTCGTGGCTACGGACTATCGCCCATACAACGATAAGGTCGCGTTCTAAGGCTATGTTTCTCTCAGCTCAACCAGACACCAGAACCAGAGAGCTGAACAGTGATGGGGGCGGTCATTGGTATCACACTGATGGCCGTCCTCAGCACACTGTCCTCTCTAAAGACGGTAAGCCTCGCAACACCACCAAACGCGATGCTCGTAAGCTAGGGTTATTCCCCAGCGTTACGACCATAACTAAGGTGATAGCCAACCCGTCTCTGGATCGGTGGAAGCAGCAGCAGATCTTCAATGCTTGCATAGCCAACCCGCTAAAGTCTGGCGATGAGCTTGGTGAGTATGAGAGTCGTGTGCGTGCATTCGCCCAGAAGAAGATGGTGGATGCTAGGGCATTCGGGAGCCTGTTCCACGCAGCTATTGATGAGCTGAATAAGACAGGTTTTCTGACCGAGGAATACAACGAGGTTAAACCGTTTGTTCAGCACTACATCCAGTGGACCCGTGATGAGCAGGTTCAGTTTCTGGACACAGAGTTTACTGCCGTTAACGAGAGGTTGGGATACGCCGGTCAGGTAGACGCACTAGCGGTAGTGGGTGGAAAGCTGACCCTACTGGACTACAAAACGCAGGACGTTAAGGAGGACAGTAAGGGTCAGCTGAAACCTAACTGGTATGAGAGTTGGATCTGGCAGCTGGCTGCATACAAAAACGCTAGCTGGCCCAACAAGCCTAGGAAGATCCAGCAGGTGATGTCAGTGGTGCTCTGCTCGCAGGCTCCGTGCTATCCGATCACGAAGATCTGGACGACTGAAGAAGTCGCTGATGCGTGGAAGGTATTCCAAGCAGCCAACCAGATCTGGCAGCTCACCAACTCATTCGATCCAGCAGCCAACGCTAGGGAGGTAGCAGATGGGCAAGTCGCAGCGTGAGAAGGGCAAACGCGGTGAGCGTATGTGGCGGGATATGCTGAGGCAGATGGGCTTCAATCCTGCCACTACCTACCGCTCCAGCCAATTCAGCGGGAAGGCTCCTGACGGCTCTTCTGCGGACGTTGTTTGCGCTGAGCTACCCAGTATCCACTGGGAGGTGAAAAACGTCGAGAGACTCAATATTTGGGGCGCTTATATGCAAGCGAAGATGGACTGCGCTGGGAAGATGCCAGTCGTCGCACACACGAAGAACCAATTCGGTTGGCTTGTCACGCTTAGTGGCGAGGATTTCCTAAGTATCATCAGTCGTTCAGATCTAGTGGAGAGGGTTGGAGAAGATGCTGATCGAGATCCCAGATGAGATACTCAAAACTGACCTGTCATTGGGTAAGAAGGTGATGATCGGACTGGTCTACACCTACCCTAATGCCAGCCAATCTGAGGTGGCCAGACTGCTAGGTGTAACCACCCGTGCGGTGCGTCAAGCAGTGAGGGAGGCAAAAATTGCCGAGGAACAGCTGTTCCTAAAACCGGAACGAGCGTTCCTAAAACCGGAACAACCGTTCCTACGTAGTAGTAGTAATAAAGAAGAGAAGGCTAAACCCGCTATGCCTTCTTTCTCTGCTTCTGCTCCGACGAAGGAGGAGGTTGCGGCGTATGCCGCTAAGGCTTCGCGCCCCGATTTGGCTGAGGAGTTTTACGACCACTACGAAGAGCGCAACTGGCTGCATCGTGGTGAGCCACTCGCTGACTGGAAAGCTATGTTTAAGGGCTGGGTTCGTAAGACTGCCAAGCAATCCTCCTCTCCACGCAAAACCACAACACTTGAAGAGGCTCGTTACCTACAGGATGCGAGCTACTGATTCTATGAAAACCTATTCAATCCCAAACGACCGACCCGCCGAGCTAGGCGTGATCGGCGCTGCCCTGCAGGGCAAATACAACGATCTCTGCTCAGTAGGGATAAACGAAGACCACTTTCACGACCTCAAAGCCCGTCTGATGTGGCGAGAAATCACGAGGATGGACTCTGAAGGCATTTTGATAGGCGGTGAGACACTCTGCCACAGGTTTAAGGGAAACGACACCACAAAGCTTCCGGGGCTGATTGACGTTAATGACGCTCTCGATGCCTGTCCCAGCGCTTACAACTGGAGTTACTGGGCTGAGGTAGTCGAGGAAAAGCGGAAGGCCAGACTGGTGCAGGAGGTCGGACTGAAGCTGGCTGAGGAGTGCGGCAACTCTGACAACCTCGATGATCTCGTGGCCAGTGCTGAGTCAGTCGTATTCGAGCTGAACCGCAAAGTAATCTCTGACAACACATCAGACAACAGGAAGGAGTCTTTCAGACGTTTGATCGAAATGCTGGAAGACGCGCATAAGGGGAAGGAGACGGGGATTCCGATGGGGTTCCCGTCTCTGGACCGCATCTTAGGTGGTATGCGTCCCGGCCAGCTGATTGTCCTAGCTGCTCGTCCAGCTGTTGGTAAGTCAGCTATCGCCGGTAACATTGCAATGCACCTAGCCACCAACGATGTCCCGGTAGCTTTCTTCAGCTACGAGATGACTCAGGACGAGCTGAACCTGCGTATGTGGGCCAGTAAATCAGACTGTGATCTGATGGGCGACATCCTCAACCACGGCAAAGACCACGAGGGACGACTGCAAACCATAGGCAAAGCTAGCGCAGCAGCTCCCAGCTTATCCAAAGCACCACTCCACATCATAGACAACTCATCGCTCACGGTGGCTCAGATCCGCAGCCACGCTCGACGCTTGGTTAAGGAGCACGGCGTGAAGCTGATCATCATTGATTACCTCCAGCTTATCAAAGCTGGGACTGAGGATCGTAAGAAGGATCGTCATCTACAGGTGGCCGCTATCTCAGGTGGATTGAAGCAGATGGCTATGGAACTCCAGATCCCAGTGCTGGCACTGGCGCAGCTAAGCCGTGAAGCGGAGAGGACTGCTGATAAGCGACCCACTATGTCGATGCTCAGAGAGTCTGGATCTATTGAGCAGGACGCTGATGTGATCCTCTTCCTGTATTGCGAAGACCCATCAATGTTCGACGGTCCGAACAGCTTGTTGAAGGTAGCTGTAGGGAAGAACAGGGCAGGGCGACAGGGCTCAGCTGACCTAGTGCTGGTCAGGAATAAGACCCGATTTGAGGAGGCATCGCTACCGCAGCACGAGATGTGGCTCAACGAGAAGCGCAAACAGCAGGTTGCGTGCTAAATGAAAGCGGCAAATTGGCTGTCGATTTGACCGCCGTCCATTTTTTGCAACCAAAACCGGACGAGATGACTGACGAGGAAATCGTAGAATATCTGGAGCAGAACTTTGGAGCCAAATATGTCCCATACTGGAAGCTTAAAAACCCACCGAACTGGGATGAGTTTAAGGCAGGTTTTGACACGCTTGGGGGCGAGCCATCTGACGATATGGCCTCACGACAGAGAGAGGGCGAGAAGAAAACCTACTGGGAAAACCGAGCCAGACAACTGGCTGCAACACCTAATCTTAAAAAGAACGATGTCCTAACAGCTTTGGAAGGCGTGACTATGAATCCTGAGCTAACTGCATTGCTGAAAGAACATCTCAAACGAGCCAAATAAATTACACACAGGCGTGGGCGTAGAGTCGGGGGATGTCCCCGAACAGGTGCAGGCTGTTGGATACAGCTAGCGGGAACCCATAGTGATCACCACGGCTGTTTAAATTGTGTTAGAAGACCTGTCACCCCACGAGAACCTGCTCGCAGCTATCATCATTCAAGCTGCTGGCGACTTTGTTGACGCTTATCAGGTTGGCCTGATCAACGAAGACAACACAGTAAACATCGACGCTATGCGGCGACTAATCCTAGACAACCGAGCTAAACGCTGCCGGTTCCCTAAGTGGATGGATGCCACTGATGTTCAGTCAGCGATTGTGTTCCTGTTTAAGAGCGACCTTCTGGAGCAAACGATCCCGGCTAGGTGGCGAGTGGATGCGGATGCGATACGTGCAGCTGTGGTTCAAGCGGCTCACGATGGCAGGAGAATCTCAAGCTACTTTGTATATGCTTACTAAAAACATATTCCAAACACACGAGAGCTATCAAAAGCTAGGGACATTCGAGCGCGTATGCCTAGAGCGATGGAAACTGATGAACCCAGAGTGGAACTATCGGTTCACCACCAATGACGAGGCAGATGTAGCTGTCAGAGAGCTATTCCCAGATGAATACAGCGCCTATGAGGGCTTCCATCTGGGAGCTAAGAACAACATCCGAAGGTGTGCTCTTCTACATAAACACGGTGGGTTCTACGCTGACCTAGATATGTATCCAGTAAAGCCACTGCGGGACTACCTACCGACAGACAGGCAGCGAGTGCTGTTTAAGTATGATGATAGGGATATGTGGCTTGGGGGCATACTCGCATCAGCGGCGGGAGATCCTGTCACCTTAGAGGTGGCTAGGGAAATGATAAACCGGCTGATGAGCGGTCAGCCTGCTCCTGACCCCAGCAATAGAGAGGCTTGGATGGGGTGGCACTTTGACCACTGCGGTGTCCACGTTTACAACTATGTTTACCGCAAGCACGAGAAGCTAGAAGACGCTCTCATTGGGGCTGATTCACACCCAGCATACATCAACATCCCGGTTGA